GATGGGGATCTCCTGGTGCATTTGTTGCAGTTGCTCTTCCTAAAAACACACAATACATCTCATCAGTGCCATTTGTTAACGCTGCGGATAGTGTAAGAGTTGTGCCCGATGCAGTGTAGGCTTTACCTGAACCAGGTTCCTGAACAATGTTGTTAATTACAAGACGAAGATCATTTTCGTTATTTACGGAATGATCTAAAGTGTATGCAGTTTGAGAGTTAACAATAGTAAATACTTGTCTCTCAAAACTTATAAAGCTTCTTGCTGGTGCGTTTCCTAAATAGGCCATGAATCTCCTTACGTACTAATTGCATCGACAACAGACATCCAAACACTTAATGAACTTGCCGTCCCTACTGCATTCAAACCGTATCTTTCAAAATCTTGTGCCATATTACTCCTTTACTATAAGGCGATTGCCATTGCAACCGCAAATCCTGCTGATATTCCTGCAGATCCACTAGACGCTGCTGTTACTCTCCCTTTTGCATCTACTGTGATTGATGAATTTGTATAACTAGCTGCTGTTACACCAGAGTTAGCTAGTGTTAAAGCTCCTCCAGATGCTATTGTTGCGTCTCCAGATATATCAACTTCTTCAAATGATGTGCCATCAGCTACCAAAATTTTGTTAGCTGTGTTTGTTGGCATCTTTAATTTAGATCCTACAGTTAAATCACCATTTACTCTATTAGATACGACATTAACAAAATTACCCATGTAAGCATGAGATGAACATTGATAGTATAAAATATTTGGTGTGTTTGCATCTACAGCTATTTGTGTGTACGCACCAGAACTACCTGCGGTTCCGTTTGTGGTTACATTGGTTGTGTATGCTGTAGACTTATCTGCTTCTAAATAAAATCTTAAAGGGTGTGAACTGTTCGATGAATCAGATTGATCAAATCTATAGTAATATGGATACGATGAATCTGCACCAGATAATGTTATTGCTGGAGATTCTAATCCATCTAAATAATAAGCATTAGCTGATGCTCCTCCAGCACTTTGATATGGATGATTACCTGATTTAGCTGCAACTTTAACAGTAATAACTTTTGGCGCCGATGATGAACCATACTCCTCTGGTGTGGGTAAACCTATTTTTGAACTAGGAACTGTACAAAATACCTCTTTTGAACCTGCGCTAAAATCAACAGCAGCATCACTATTAGAACTGGAGATAATATAAGTTCTAGTTAATGTGCTTGCTCCTGAATTTAAAGTTCCAAAACCGACTTCAAACTCTGTTGTTCCGTTATGAAAAATACAATAGTATGTTGTATTACTTCCACCAATTCCTGCAGAAAAAGTTTCAAAACCTGATACAGCTCCAGCTAAGGTGAACGCACCTGTCCCTGTAGTTGTACTTGTTTCTTTTACTCTGTCGTTTAATTTAAACGCCATATTTAATCCTTATTACGATGTTAAACTAATAATCGCATTTGATGGTGTACTTGGATCAGGGAATACAATAGTGAAGTCACCATTGGTCGCTGTCTTTGTTCCACCAAAATCTAAAACTACACACAACTTATCTGATTTATCATCATTATAAATAACTCCATAAGCTGCACTAAAAGTTGCGCTTGAAAAAGTTAAATTAGCAAAATCAACTGTCGCTGTTCCTGTTCCAGTAACAACTGCTTGACTCGCTAGTGCCGCTCCGCCAGTAGTGTATCCACTACCTCCACCAGAACTAACTTCATTAGCAACTCCTGAAGAGTATGCTGTAGCAGTGGCTGCGTAAGGTGAACCAGATCCGGCTGTGTACAAAGCTAGTTTAAAAGAATCGCCTCCAGTTGCAAAATTGTGAGTTCCTGAAAGTAATTCACTTTTAAAACTATGTGGTACTACATTTGCCATTTTTTATCTCCTTATTATGGTGATGGTGATTGCATTGGAGTACGAATAACACCATCTTGATATTCGTCTCTACGTCTTCTACCTTGTTGTTCGATAGAATAGGACGATAAAGCCCTTCTATATGAAGCTTCATAGTATTGTAACATATCTGCCGGACCTTTCAAGTACCCATATGTTTCTGCTAAACATGCATATAGTAACAAATCTTGATATTTATTAGACACATAAGTCCCTACAGTTGAAGCTGGATTTGCCGTTGTTGGCAAAGTGGTGCTTGTTATACTTACCGGTTGTTTTACATACGCTAAAGTTATTTCATATGTAGAATTTGGAGTAGGTGCTACAACCCAAAAATTAGCATCCCAATTAGCATAATATTTAGGTAAACCTTGTGCAGTAGATGGCGTGTCATAAAAAGTTGCCATGTAAGTAGTATCTTTTTTTTCTAAGAATACTTGTGTGTTTGGACTAACGTTCGTATCTTTTAATTGAACATATCTAATTATTCTTAAATCAGCTGGTATAGTTACATATCTGTTACCAGCAATTAGTGTAGATGTTGCATACACTCTATTGTCATCAGTGTCTGACTCTCTTTGTATCCTATTTTCTGAATTTTTTATTATTGTATCTAATATGGTGTTAGATAAAACAGTATCATCAACTTCTGTATAATTTCTAATATCAGTTCTTAAATTATCTAAAGTATATGCCATTATTATTCTTTATATTTTGATTTTATTTTTTCTGCTTTATGTATAGGAATTTCTGTTTCTGGAGTGTCTTCATACAATTCTAAATGTTCATCTTTACATTGACACTGTTTGATACCAAATATTTTTGCAATAAAGTTTTTAATTTTTTTAATCATGCACTTAATGTAACTGGTCCTGCAGACACAGTTGCTCCTCCTGATTCTTCTGTTATACTAGGAGTTACTCCTAATGTAAATGTATACTTATCCGCTGTAGTCACAGTTATACTAAAACCACTAGAGTTTTCATAAGTTGTAAATGCAACACCTCCTGGACTACCTACTACGTTTCTAAATCTAACAGTATTTCCAGTTGTTCTTCCATGGTTTTCCTCTGTAACTGTAATTGTTTGTGACGATGCAGTTATTGAAAATGGGTTATTGCCTAACATAACAGCAACCGCAGGCTCCGTTCTACCTGGTCTTACATGTCTTAGTGATATTGCGTCACCATTCATTGGCTTTGGTTCTAATTGTGGTTGTTTTGGTTCAAACTCTGATACATGCACGAATGATCCATTCCATTCTCTAACCATTTCTTTATATGGAAATTCCATTCCAGATCTGTCTGATATTGCTTTTGCGTATTTACCTGTAGCGTATTTTGCCATTATACTCCTGGGTAGTAAGCTTTTGGTGTAATATATGTACTAGAAGCAGAACCATCTTCTTGTAATGCTCTTTGAAATTCATCCTCATAAACTAATTTCATGCCTTGCATTAATTGTGGTGCATACTTCATTGATAAATAATATGTTAAACCTGAAACCATACATGGCACAAATCTAAATGGAACATCGGTTGCATTAGTATATGCACCAACATCTTGAATTCTTTTTATAAAATATATGTGCATATCTTTCGATGCATTTGTAGAATCTGGTGTCGGATAAACATGTATTCTAACTTTATCAATAAATCTTTCTACCCAATATTGATTAGGTGTACCTTTAGATAATTTATTAGAAAATCCTGCATAAGTTGATCTATCAACTTTTGTCATTGGACTGTCAGATTGATCTGTAGAAGTTCTATTGGATCTTAATTGTGCCTCAAGAACATCGGACATACCTGTAATACCATTTACTGGAGTCGTAACAGCACTTGTGCCATCAGCACTTGATCTAAAAAAATCATAGTCAGACTGACCTTCTATTAGATCTATATTAGTATCGTCTATTTCCCAATAATGAATACCTCTATTGCCCCATTCTTGAAGCATTATATTAATAGATCTTCTAGAGGTTTTTAATTGATAACCTGTTATGTTTTGAATACCAAGTCTTTCAAAAGCCTCTTCTATTATCTCATCAATAGAAAAAGTTTTATCGAATGTTGTTGTCCCCGAGGTAGTGTTAGCCATTTAACCTCCTAGCCAGTATAACCGATAGTAACAGAATCTGTAGTAGTTAAGTCTAAATATACTCCTGTTTCAAATCTAATACCATTTCCTGGAACATAAATATCTAAACCCTCGCTACTAAATTTAGCTTGGAATTGTAAAGAACCTGTACCGTCTGTTCCATCATGTCCTC